ACATTAGACACACAAAGCTGTGTCTACCTTAGCAGTACTCTATCACGTAGTTTTCGGCAGCTAACCGCTAGCTGATACTACTACTTGAGTTAACCAATCTTTGGAGATTTACGTCTTGAATATATACATAACAGCAGTACTAGCCCCTAGCTCGAGAGAGCTTCCTGAAGCTGCATCGCGTATGAAAATACCCTTTATCGCTGACAAGAAGATATTCTCTCTTTTCGCGAATCATAACGACCAGAACACCAAGATCTGGTCAGTAACAGATGATCAAGCTCGAATATTGGTCAGATACGTCTCGGAGTTCTTCGAGGTCGTACCTACCATCGTTACAGCTGTGCCAGGCGCTCAGGCTACTAGCACTTGGAATACCATAGTGGCATCTTGGCCAACAATCGACTTCATCGAGCTACAGCGTAAACTCGTTAAGTCTGGCTCGGTGGCTAACGACGTAGAATCCGCCGACAAGATGGTCGATCACACGGGCTCGCCAACAATGCCTGTGGACGTCAAGGTTAGGGCCGTTACATTCCCTGACGACAACACCGATAGCGACGATTCAGTACAAATAGTATGACGCGTCCAAATCACTCGCTAGCTCCATCATTCTCCATCGATGATCCTGTAGCACAGGCTTTGTTCTGGAATGAAAGAGCTGTTAAGGCGTCAGTTCGCCCCTTCGCTGAGACTGCTACGGAAACTCTACCCGGCCATTTCAGCACGGATAGACTTTACGTACAATTCAAAGACGAGTTGTCTCGTACACTTACGAAGGAATTCGCATCTAACGTAGACGATTACGGTCGTGTTACAAAAAACGGCGTTAGAAGTAATTTTTATGGCATAAGGCATACCAATGGTTTCGCTATGAAGCCTACCATACCAATGGCCAGTAACGTACATCTTAGGGAGCTAAGAGGTTTGACCAATAAGCCTCTGAAGAACTGGCATCACTTGCTATTTCAAGCTTGGCCCAAGATAATGTTCGACCCAATTAATCTCGAACCCATGGCGATGAAACAGAGAAAAGGTTCGAGCTCTGTGATACCATATTTTACCACTGATAAGTCTGCCAAAGAGCAGATAGCACTTCAGTGTTTCAAAGACGTCTTCCCAGCTGGCGCTCTCATGCGTAAGGGAGATTACGCGGGTGCGTTTACTGAGTACGCTATAGGTGGAGCCTACTACGCAGTACACCGTGAGCAGTCCTCTGACGTAATAACCTACCTAGGTAAAGAGTGGAAGTCCAAAGATAGAAGAATCGCTGATAAGTTGTTCGCTCTATCTGGTGGTAGACAAGGACAAATGACTGTCTCCGACAAGTCAGTGAAGGGATTGGACATAGGCCCGGATGGCTTTTACAGGGCGCGCAAGCGCACAGCCATGGGCGGTCCGTCTGCTGTTAACTCAGCACTCTCCCCTGTCGCTCAATCAGTCAGAAAGGTGATGTTTGGTGAGTATGCTTACTCCTATCACCATACAACTCGTCTGCAGAAGGAGACTGATCTTGTTAAGTCGGATTTTGTCATAGCCGCCGACGTATCAGATCATGATATGTATTGGTGGACCTCGCTAGTCGACTATTGTACTGAGG